AGCACCACCATATGGAAATGTTCCTTTTAGCAATCCAAGCAATCGTTATGATGAACAAGACTATGTTGGATTAATTACTGCATCTACATTTAGTGGAAGAGTTTTTACTAAGTCTGGAGTTCCTGATTCGGCCAATGAGTCATACTATAATAATTATGTTTTTGATGATATTTCTTCTGGTTTTGACGGTACGAATAAAATCTTTACATTAAAATCAAATGGTTCGGATATTACTGGAATTTCCACAAGTAATGCAGTTCTTCTTCTAAATCAAATTTTCCAAGGCCCTGCAAGAAGTGGCGCTATTGATATAGTTGGCGATTATTTCTTAACAGAGCAGTCTGGTATTACTTCAATTACATTCACCGGAAGTGGAACTTCTACTTCTTATGATGTCAACACTGCAAGTATTCCTAGAGGTGGTATTATTGTCTCAGTAGCATCAACAGAAGGATTTGCTTATCAACCCCTTGTTGCTGCTGGTGGAACGGCAGTTGTCTCTGCTGCAGGTACAATTCAATCTATTAGTATTGGAAATAGTGGATCTGGATACAGAGCAGGAATTCAAACAGTTAATGTTGGAGTATATACTGGAACAACAGGAGTTCCTCAAATTGAATTCATTGGAACTGCGGCTATCAGTGGAGGAAGAATTGTAAGCATTGCAATTACAAATCCCGGTGTTGGTTATACAACAACAAATCCGCCAGTTGTTGTTTTTGATAGTCCATTATCTTATTCCAATCTACCGCTCATTTACAGTGCTTCATCCACAACAGGAGTGGGAACTGGTGCTGTTATTGATGTTATTGTTGGACAAGGATCTAGTGTTATTGCATTTGAGATTAGGAATTCTGGATATGCATATGGTGAGGGAGAAATTTTAACTGTTCCAGTTGGAGGATTATCAGGAATTCCTACAAATACTTCAGCAACATTTAAAGAATTTCAACTGACTATCGATAAAACTCAAACTGATCGTTTCTCCGGAATTACAATTGGAGATTTACAAGTTATCGATCCTATCGATAACTTATTTGACGGAGAAACAAAATCATTCCCATTAAAAATTGATGGTTTACAGACAACTATTAGAGCTAAAAAAGGATCAAATATTGATATTCAAGCAACACTACTTGTTTTTATTAATGATATTTTACAAGTTCCAGAGCAAGGTTATACTTTCAATGGAGGAAGCACGGTTACTTTCCCAGAACCACCAAAACCAGGAGATACATCAAAAATTATTTTCTACAAAGGAAATGGAGATATTGATGTCGTAACTATAGATGTGCTTGAGACAATTAAAGAAGGAGATATGGTTCAATTGTATGATGATTCTCTTGCATTGACTGAAAATGAAAGGTTGGTGACTCAAATTAATTCCACTGACATTGTTGAAACAAATCTTTATTTTAAACCAGGACTAACTCAAGATGAAACTTTACTTAGGCCTGTGATCTGGTGCCGTCAAACAGAAGATAAAATCATTAATGGTGTTGGTGTAGGTAAGGATAGGATTTGGTATGAACCTCTGATTCAACCTACAACCAATATTATCCAAAGCGTTGGTGTTACTTCTACAGTTATTTTTGTTGAAAGTGTAAAAACATTTTTTGATCCTGCCAACGAATATGATTTGAGTTCAAAACTTCCAAGAAAATTAGTTATCGTTTCTCAAGATACAAAAACAGCAGGTATTGCAACTGCAGTTGTATCTGCTGCAGGAACAATTAGTTCTGTTGTAATTTCTGATGGAGGTGTTGGATATACAACAGCACCAACAGTAACTATTTCAAATCCAATTGGAATCGGTACAACAGGCGCTACGGCAATAGCAACTATTAGTTCTGGACAAGTATCAACGATTAATGTTGCATATGCTGGATATGGTTATACATCATCAAATCCACCTTCCGTATTGATTGAAAGTCCAGAAATAACCACAGAAATTATTAATAATGCGACTTATGAGGGAGATTTTGGCTTTATTACTGGAATTCAAACAACAACCGTTGGAGTAGCATCTACAGGTATTATCTTTGATTTATTCATCCCACAAAATTCTTTCTTAAGAGATTTATCCATTAATTCTGTTGGTATTGCTACTACGGGTGTTAGTGGAATTCAAACTGGATACTATTTTGTAGTTCACAATTCAAATGTTGGAAATGGACTTGTTTCAATTGATCAAAATGGATCTATTGTTGGTGTTGGCAGTACATTTATTGATAATGTCTACGAGGTTGCTGCTGTTTCAATCGCACAAACAGGAGTAACTGGAGTTGGACTTACATATGTTGCAAGAGTAACTGTTAGTGTTCAAGATTATAATGGACTGAGTGGATTTGGATTTAGTAGTTTTTATGGAGAATATAGTTGGGGAAGATTAAGTGCATTTACTAGAAGTGATCCACAAGCTTTTTCAGCATACAACAATGGATTATTAGGAATCAATACTTCTCCTATTGTACAAAGAATAAATCCATTAAAATATCGAAATTATAACACATAAATAGATAAAAAACGGCAAAATGTCTGCAATTATAACTGATCAGTTACGAATTTTGAATGCTAAGAGTTTTGTCTCTGCAGCAACTTCTTCAAGTAATACTTTTTATGCTTTTGTAGGATTACCAAACGCGACTAATTATAATGTAAATTGGGATCTCAACCCACCATCTCCTAAGGATAATTTTGATCAAGAAAATGATTATTGGGATACTGCAATTGCTTTAAAAAAGATCAAATCTGAAGATGTAAAGCAAGTAGTTAGGAAAGTTACTTGGACTTCTGGTGTGACTTATGACATGTATCGTCATGATATTAGTCGCACTAAACTTTCAAAACCTTCTAATGTAACAAGTTTATATTCTGCAAATTATTATGTCGTCAATAGTGATTATAAAGTTTATATCTGTCTTCAGAACGGAACTGATCCAGAAAATCCAGAAGGTAAACCATCTTTAGATGAACCAACCTTTACCGATTTGGAACCAAGAGCTGCGGGTAATAGTGGAGATGGATATATTTGGAAATATCTTTATACAATTAAACCAAGTGATATTGTAAAGTTTGACTCTATTAATTTTATGCCAGTTCCCAGGGATTGGGAAAGTAATTCTATAGATTCTGCAGTTAGAAATAATGCTGCAACAAGTGGACAATTAAAAATTATTACAATTACGAATCGTGGAGTTGGATTAGGTACTGCAAATAGAACTTACACCAGAGTTCCTATTCGTGGTGATGGAACTGGTGCAGAAGCAACAATTGTTATTAATAATGACTCTCAAGTAGAATCAATTACAGTTTCAAATGGAGGATCTGGGTATACTTATGGATCTGTAGATCTGGTAAGGGGCAATGTTCCAACAGGAACAACACGTCCAACCTTCGATGTCATCATTCCCCCAAAAGGAGGACATGGTGCAGACATTTATCGTGAGTTGGGCGCATTTAATGTATTAATTTACTCGAGAATCGAAAACGACACTCAAAATCCAGATTTTATCACAGGAAATCAAATTGCTAGAGTTGGAATTGTTCAAAATCCACAGGCTTATGGTTCAACTTCATTATTGAGTGAAGAAAAGGCAAGTGCCCTTTATGCATTAAAGTTGACAGGAATTGGTTATAGTTCTGCAACATTTACTGCTGATAGCACAATCACCCAAACAATCGGTGTTGGATCTACAGCAGTTGGTAGAGTTGTTTCTTATGATCAAACAACAGGTGTTCTGAAATATTGGCAAGACAGAAACCTTGTTGGATTTAATACAAATGAAACTCAAAATTCAAATCCAACCTATGGATTTAATTTAAATAGATTTACCGCAAATCCCGTAACTGGTGGATCATTAACTATTCAAGGCGGAAGCGTAAGTTTGTCTATTGATACTGGATTTACTGGTTTCCAAACATCAATAAATAGTAGGACATATTATCTTGGACAGACGTTTACATCAGGTGTATCTAATCCAGAAGTTAAAAAATATTCTGGAACTACTCTATATGTAGATAATCGTCCATCGATCACTAGATCGTCCAATCAAAAAGAAGATATCAAAGTTATTTTGCAATTCTAAAGGATCATGCCCCAGCAAACAAATCTCAACGTTTCACCATATTTTGACGATTTTGATGCAACAAAAAATTATCACAAGGTTTTATTTAAACCGGGGTATCCTGTTCAAGCAAGAGAATTAACAACACTACAGTCAATTCTACAGAATCAAATTGAAGAATTTGGCAATCATATTTTTAAAGAAGGATCTGTAGTAATTCCAGGACAAATTAGTTACAATAATTCATTTTTTGCAGTAAAAATTGAAAGTTCATATCTCGGAATAGATGTAAATCAGTATGTTTCAAATTTAGTTAATTATACAATTATTGGAGACACGACAAAGGTTGAGGCAAAAATTGTTTATGTATTGCCACAAAACGAAGAAGGAAATGAATATATTACTTTATATGTAAATTATTTGGCTTCTGGATTGCAGGAGCAAAAAGTTTTTTCAGATAAAGAAAAACTTATTTTACAGCAAACATTTTCTAAAGACGCAATCCTGATTCAACAGGGAGAAGGATTTGCTACTACGTCAGCCGATTGTTCTGCTATTGGTTCTTCAGTTGTTTTATCTGAAGGAGTTTATTTTCTAAGAGGAAATTTTGTTCAAGTCTCGGATCAAACTTTAATTCTTGATCCATATTCAAACCAACCTTCGTATAAAGTTGGTTTAGATATTATTGAAGAAGTCATTACTTCTTATGAGGATGAAAGTTTAAATGACAATGCACAAGGATTTTCAAATTATGCAGCTCCTGGAGCAGATAGATTTAAAATTTCAGCATTTTTAAGTAAAAAAGAATTAACTGATACAAACACCGACAATTTTGTTGGCCTTTTGGAAGTTAATCAAGGTGCTTTAATTAAGAATGTTTCACCTAACCCACAATATGAGGTTTTAAGAACAGAACTAGCAAGAAGAACTGCAGATGAATCTGGTAGTTATTACGTTACTCCGTTTACAATTACTCCACGAGAAAGTTTAAATGATTATTTGGGCAACAATGGAATTTATGATTCCAATCAAGTAACCTACAACAATAACGTTCCATCAGATGATCTTGCAACATATAAAATTTCTCCAGGAAAAGCATATGTTAATGGATATGAAGTTAATATTATTTCAACTAGTTTTTTAGATTTTAAAAAACCAAGAACAACAAAAACTGCATCAAACGCAAATATTCAATATTTGACAGGATCAACATATACAGTAAATCGTGTTTATGGAGCTCCAAATTTAAATTTAGCAAGTCCTTTTATTGTCAGTTTAAGAGATGAAAGAGTTGGAGTTACCTCAGCAACAGGATCTGGAAAAGAAATTGGACTTGCTAGAGTATATGACTTTGCTTTAGAGTCTGGATCATATAATACAAGCAATAAAAATTTGAATGAGTGGGATCTAGCATTATTTGATCTTGATACTTATACCGAAATTTCTTTAAATCAACCAATTACGTTATCAACTCCAGTTCACATTAAAGGAAAGGCAAGTGGTGCTACTGGTTACTTAAGATTTGATGTTAATAATGCTGGCATTATGACAGCATATGGTGTCAAAGGTTCATTTGCTTCTGGGGAAAAATTTATTTTTAATGGTGTAGAAACATCAAGCAGAGTATCAACAGCCGTTACCGAATATACTCCAAGTGATGTTAAATCACTATCTCAGATTAGTGGTATTACTACTGTTTTTAGTGCAGATATTATTCCTTCTATCGCATATCCAATTGGAATTGCATCAATTACTGCTAGAAGTGCAACTGGAATCAGCAGTATTACTATTCCAACTTCAGTAGATTTTGTATTTACAAATAACGTTAAAGAAAATACCTTAGTTGGGTATACTATTGGTGGATCAACTGTTCCAACATTTTCTAGAGTTGTTACTATTTCAGATAAGGTAATTACTGTCACTGGAGTTACAACAGTAACTGGAATTTGTGAAGGATCACCTCCAGCTTCAGCATCAAATGTAACCGATCTGGCAATTTTAACTTCAAACTTCCAAGCGTCTCCAGATAATACTTTATATACTAGACTTCCAAAATCACATATCAAATCTGTTGATCTCACAGAGTCTAATTTAACAATCAGAAAAGAATTTTCGGTTTCAATTACCAGTAATCAAACAAATACGGTTACTGCAGATACTAATGAATTCTTCTTACCTTTTGATGAGGAAAGATATGTATTGACTCGATCCGATGGTGCGTTTGAAGTATTGACATCGGATAAATTAGTTTTTGATAGTGAGTCAAGACAATTAACAATTTACGGTTTAGGAACAAATGATGCAAATTGTAGATTGATTGCCACTCTGAAAAAAATTAATGTAACAGCAAAATCTAAAAATAAGAATAGAATTAGTACATTAATTGTCAATAATTCTAAATTAAGTTCATCGGGCATCGGAACCACTACATTAAATGATGGATTGACATATGGATCATATCCATATGGAACTAGAGTACAGGATGAAGAGATTTCATTAAATGTTCCAGAAGTTACTAAATTATATGCAATTTTAGAATCGAGTGATACAAGTGATCCTATCGCTCCTGCAATTACATTTGCACAATTGAATGGTCCAACAGCAAAAACCAACGATTTATTGGTTGGTGAACAATTTATAGGAAAAACGAGTCAAGCTGTCGGTATTTACGTTGGAAAAAATAACGATTTAAAAATTGATTTTATCTATTTGAATGAAAGATTGTTCCAAGAAGGTGAAATTGTAACATTTAAAGATTCTGGCATTACTGCTACAATTCAAACTATATCTTTAGGATCTCCAAATATCATTAGAAATTATACTTTAGAGTATGGACAAAATGACACGATTCTTAATTATTCTAAGGTTATTAGAAATAGATCAGCAAAAGAACCAACAAGAAAATTAAAATTTATTTTTGAATCAGCATCTTTCTTATCTTCGGATCAAGGAGATATTACAACTGTAAATTCGTATGATTTATTTAATTATTGTGATGTTCCACTAATTAATAATATTACCAGTAGTTCTGATGTATTAGATATTCGTCCAAGAGTTTCTAATTACACAACAACCTCTGGATCTAGATCTCCATTTGAATTTTTATCTAGAAGTTTTAGTACAACTGGAAATAGTGGAAAAAATATTCTTGCATCAGATGAATCTATCGTTTTAAGTTATTCACATTATCTTCCGAGAATTGATAGATTATTCCTGACTAAAGATGGAGTTTTCCAATTAAATGCCGGAGAGCCTAGCGAAAATCCACAAATGCCAACTGAGGTAAGTGATGCAATTGAAGTTGCAACAATTACTCTTCCACCTTATGTTTGTGATGTATCTGCAATTTCAGTAAATTATCTTCAACATAAGAGATATCAAATGAAAGATATCTCAAGACTTGAAGATAGGATTAAAAATTTAGAATCTTTTACTACCTTAAATTTACTTGAAATTCAAACTGAAAGTATTAGAGTAAAAGATAGTGCTGGATTAGATCGATTTAAATCAGGTTTCTTTGTCGATAATTTTACAAATACCGACTATCAAAATAAATCTAACAGAATTAAAAATAGCATTGATGTCAAAAATGCAGAATTAAGGCCATCTCCTTATACAACCGCTTTAGATCTTTTAATCGGATCCAAATCTTTAATTGGAATTGGACAATCTGTAGATCCAAATGCGGACATTAGATATGTAACTGATTTAGTTGGCAATAATATCAGGAGAACTGGACAAACTGTTACTTTAGATTATGATGATGTTGTAAAAGTTTCTAATCCATATGCTACAAGATCTATTAGTGTAACTCCTTATTTGGTTGCAAAATATATTGGTACTGTAGATTTGTCTCCCGACTCTGACACTTGGGTAGATCAAGTTAGACTTGAACCAAGACGTGTTGTTATTGATACATTTACACAAACTAAAGCACAATTAGTTGCTGAAGGTTGGGATCCTCAAACTGGTTATAGTCCCATTTCCTGGGGCGCTTGGGAAACAAATTGGGTTGGAACAAATGTATCTTTATCCCAGTCAACTTCTTGGAACGGTTATTATGGTTGGGGTTGGTATGGTTGGGGTGGTTGGGGACAAACTACCACAACCACTGCAACTGTAACCACAAAACTCGGGCAGCAAAGAACTGGTGTCCGTAAAAAACTTGAAGAACAAGTTGATGTATCCTCTTTTGGTGATTATCTGGTTTCTTCGGAATTGAGTCATTTTATGAGATCCAGAAACGTTGAATTTACTGGTAAAAAGTTTAGGCCATTTTCTCAAGTTTATGCATTCTTTGATGGACAAGATGTTAATAAATTTATAGTTCCCAAACTTCTTGAAATTACCATGCAAAGTGGCGTATTTCAGGTTGGAGAAACTGTTCTTGGATATATCCCATCATCCTCAACTGCAAATAATTTAGTTCCAGGAACAACATTAATTGAAATTGCATTTAGAGTTGCACAAACAAATCATAAGTATGGCCCATTTAATAAACCAACCGATGTATATGTAAGAAACCCTTACGATCAATTAAATACTACGGCAGTTGCATCGTCCTATTCTTCAACTTCTACATTGTTAAATGTTGATACTGCAAGTCTTGCAGAACAAGCGACAGGTTCTTTCTATGGTAATGTTGCTCCAGGATTATTGTTGAAAGGATTAACAAGTGGTGCTGAGGCAGTAATTAGTTCTGTTAAATTGGTAACTGATCATGTTGGAACCGTTATTGGATCATTCTTAATTCCAAATCCAAACTTACCAACTTCTCCAGTCTTTGAAACAGGAACAAAAACTTTTAGATTGACAAGTAGTCCTACAGATGTGAGAGGTGCGATTGATAGTATTACTGACACAAATGCAGAAGCAAATTACTATGCACAAGGCCTTGTTAATTCTGTTCAAGAAACTATTGTTTCAGTTAAGACACCAAAATATACGTCTGAAACGTTTACTGAAAATAGAACGTTAAGTAGTTCATCCTCCTCTACCGCATCTTCAAACACTTATGGTTGGGGATGGGGATGGGGTCGTTATGGAAGGGGATGGTATTGTGGAAGACATGATCCTCTTGCTCAATCTTTTTATGTTGAAGAAGAGTATGGTATCTTTGTAACTAAAGTAGATATCTACTTTAGAACAAAAGATCCAGAAGTTCCAGTTGAAGTACAACTTCGTCCAATGTCAATGGGACTTCCTAAAGAGGAAGCATATCCATTTAGTGTTGTTACAATTGATCCAGATAAAATCAATACCTCAGAAGATGGAACTGTAAAAACAACGGTAACTTTCCCATCACCAATTTATCTACAAGGGCTTCATGAACATGCTATTGTTCTCCTTTCTCAATCTCCAGAGTACACAGTTTGGATTTCTCGTTTAGGTGAAGTTGATATAACAACTGTCACGGGCCCAGAATCTCAACAAGTCATTGTAAATGAGCAACCATTGTTGGGATCACTCTTTAAGTCACAAAACGGTTCTACATGGGATCCAAGTCAATATGAAGATCTCAAGTTCACACTTTATAAAGCCAAATTCAATGTAAATGAAAATGGTGACATTAATTTCTACAATCCAAATCTTGATGTTGGCAATAAGCAATCGGCAAATCTTGTTGTAGATCCTTTTGAATTTAATTCAAGAACAATTAGAGTTGGTTTAGGAACCACTGTAACTGATACTGGATTAATTTTGGGTAACACTATTATTCAAAATAATTCAAATGCAACAGGAAAATATGTAGGATCAGCAGGATCGGCATTTGGCCCACTAACTATTACTAACTCTGGTATTGGATATTCAAACGGTTCTTACCCTGGAACTGCATTAGTTAATGTAACTGGATCTGGACAAAATGCAACTGCTGATATTACCATCGCAAACAATGTAGCTACAGGTGCAACAGTTACTGTTGGAGGATCTGGTTATAGAGTTGGCGACGTTTTAACTGTGAATTCTTTAGGTGGAAGCACTCTTGGACAAAATCTCAGGTTAACAGTTGCTTCAATTAGTGCAACCAATGAATTAATTCTCGATAATATTCAAGGAGAATTTAAAGTAGGAACTGGAAGCACTATTGGATATATTGCAGTTGGAATCGGATCTACAAATTTAAATGGAACTGCAGGCAATGTAACTGCAAGTTATGTTACCGTTGATTCTGAAGAAAAAGATGGATTGTATATCAAAGTTAATCATAAGAATCATGGAATGTATGCATTAAACAATGATGTTATTATTACTGATGCATATCCGGATTCTTTACCAACATTCTTAACTGTTGATATTGCAAAAGATTCGACGGCTGCAATTTCACTGTCAGACATGATTATTGATCCAACAACTGGAATCAGTATCTTTAGTAAGTTTGAGAATGTAAGCGTAAGTTCTACAAATCCTGGATATGTAATGATCGGACAAGAAATTATTGCATATGAAGGAGTAAGTGGAAATACTTTAACAGGTATTACAAGATCAATTGATCAAACAAAATCATTCTCATATGGGGTTGGATCTCCAGTATTTAAATATGAATTAAATGGTATTTCATTGCGTAGAATTAATCGTACTCATACATTACAAGATGCTGTCGATCTTGATAGATCTATCGATTTAGATTATTATTATTTGAAAATTGATTCAAGTCAGGCAGGAAAAACTGATGCGCTTCCTTATGGACAAGTTGATAGAAGTGTTGGAACATCATTCCCACTTCTTTACATTAAAGAAACCAAATCAGCTGGTGGGCCTAACATTTACGCTACTCAAAATATTCCATTTGAAATTGTTAGAACCAATATTCAAACATTACAAGTGCCAAATACTAATATCACCGCTTCAATGAAAACAACTAGCGGAAGTAGTGTAGATGGTTCTGAGGAATCTTATACTGATCAAGGATATCAACCAATTAGTCTTGATAGTAACACATATTTCCCAACACCCAGAATTGTAGCATCTAAAGTTAACGAATCTACAAAATTAACTTCTTCAGCATTCCCTGGAAATAAATCATTAACTTTAAACATGAAATTAGCAAGTTCTGTTGAAGATGTTTCTCCAATGATTGATTTGGATAGAGTTAGTGTCATCTTTACAAGCAACAGGGTTAATAATCCAATTGAAAATTATGCTACTGATTTCAGGGTTTCTTCTTTGAGAGACGATCCATCTGCATTTGTTTATGCTTCGAATGCAATTTCACTTGAAGTTCCGGCATCCTCAATCAAGATTATTACGTCAACATACGTCAATCAATTAAGCGATGTAAGGGCACTTTATGCAATCATGAAGGATCCAAATGAGGATCCAGTCTACTATCCATTCCCAGGTTATAATAATTTAACCAACACTGGATCAATCATTGATAAAGCGAACAATGATGGACTTTCTGATACAAAAGTTTCAAAAACTGATAATGTTAATGATTTAAGTGAATCGTTAGACTATAGAGAGTATCAATTCTCTGTTAATAATTTGCCAGAATTTAGATACTTTAGTATTAAGTTGATTGGATCTTCACAAGATCAAGCTCATCCACCAAGATTCAAAGAATTGAGAGTAATTGCTCTTGCATAATATGAAATTTTCTAAAGTTGATGGATACGCCAATTTGGTTCGTGATGAACATACGAAAGCAGTATTAAACACTAATATGAATGAATATAAAGATTACATAGAACAAAGACGCATTAAAAATCAAGAACTTGAAAAAATTCAAACTCTTGAAAATGATGTAAATTCTATGAAAAATGATTTGAGTGAAATTAAATCTTTACTTAGGAGTATAATCG